ATGAAGATATTTTAGAATCTGACATTAAAAGACTTAAAAATTGGACAGAAAATAGAGATGGTATAGGATTTGAAGAAGGAAAGTTATTTGCTGAAAATGATAAAATCATGTTAGAACAAGATAATATCATGAAAGCATATAAAACTCCTGATAAATATCAATCTGGGCAATTTAAAATATATTCTAGAGAAGATGATAACATCAATATTGTAATGAAATTAGGCGATGAATCAATTAATTGGAATGTTGACTTAGATAATCAAAAAGAACTGTTTGATTTATTCGGAAAAGCAGGTAAATACCCTGCCGAAGTTGCTAGGAGTTTTGAAAGAGAAAAGGTTATTGATTCTGGGAAAGTTAAATTAGGTGTTCAAAGACATGGTTATCACGAATACTTCTTAGAAGGAAACAAGTTTGAAACTAAATTGCATGTTAGAGTAGTACCTGTAAAGGGTAAAAGAATGTGGTTGGCTTGGACGGGCTATAAACAAGCCCCTGCTGATGAAGAAAGTGACGAAGGCATATGGAATATCTATGAAGATAAGAATAATAAATTAACCATACCTACTGAAGAGTAGGCGTTCTTTATATAGTGGAAAGGGTAAGGGAGAGTTGAGGCAAATGTCACTTCTAATGAAGAGATACAATACTGAGGATTTAAGGATATTAAAATCTAATAATGACTTAATGATTGGTGGATATGCTTCAATAGAAATAGTCGATAAACAAAACGATTTAATCACACTTAAAGCACTTAACGATGCAGTACACAAATATATGGAGAACCCGAAGTTTAGAAATGTAATGACTAATCATTCTAATGTTCAAGTCGGAGAAGTAATAAAATCATATAGAGATAAAAATGGTAAACTATGGAAAACCGAAGTTGATGATGTAGGATTCTTTGTAGTAATTAAGTTAAGAGATGATATAGAAAAAGCCAAAGAAATAAACAGAGGCATTAGAAAAGGTTCATTAAGGTCATTTAGCATTGGAGGACAGGCTATACATAAAGTAAAGAAAAGTAATCCAGAACTAGGCGACTATAATGAAATAAGTAAACTTGAACTACATGAAGTAACAATATGTGAAAAAGGAATAAACCCAGAAGCACGATTTGATATACTAAAACAAGACAAAAAAACAGAGGCGAATAATATGAGCAAACTAGAAAAAGCCCTAGCAGAATTAGATTCATTAATGGATGAAGTTAATTCTCTTAGGAAAGAAGACGAAGAGAGTATGATGACTGAAAGAGAAAAAGGTGATTATATGAAAGAAGATGACATGGAAAGAGCGATGAACCCTAACATGGATAAAGAAGACGAAGAAGAGTCAATGGATGAAAAGGCTGAATATATGGATGATTCCAATAAAGCCTATGTATCTACTCTTGATGGTGCAGGTGTCGAAATCGGCGAACCAGCAGATAGAATCGTTATTGATAACGGTAAGCCACGAAGTTCTGATTTACCTGTTGTTAAGGCATTCGAGAACGATGAACTAGAAACGCTTGATTTGAGCGTTGCTAACATTGAGAAGGCTTACGAGGCTTTCCGTCAAGAACAACTTGAAAAGTTGGCCTATGACAATCTACAAAAGCAGTTTGAAAACAGATTTACTGCTGAAACTTCTTCAAGAGAAAGCGTAATCGCAAAAGCAAACTATGATGCTGCAAGCGAAATTGCTTCTCTAAAGAACGAATTTACACAACTACGCAAGTCTTTAACTGCTGAAAAGAATACTATCATTAAGGCACAAGAAGAAGCACAAGTAAAACTCCCAAGTATGGATGAATTGGCTGAAATGGA